GGTTATCAATAGGTCCATCTCCGTAAATCGCAGCAAATCTGGGACTTGCTGATACCGCGTCTTCCTTGCCCTGCCAGATGTTTAGACCGTGCTCAATAGCAGCGGACGCGCCAAGTCCCTTGCCACGCAAAATCTCTATCTGTTCGATGACGCCATCAACGTGGTCACCAGAACTCGAAGTTTTAGAGCAAGCCGACAGCTCGTTAAAGATGTCATCGCTGCCGGCGAGACGCACACACTTGTATCAGCTAGATCAACAATCTAACGATCAAGCCATATAAATACGTCGTGCGATTTGCTCTGCATCGCCTTGCTGAGCAAGGGCCATTTTGGCCTGCCCTGAATCAGCGAGCTTTTGAATAGTCGCAGCTGCATAATCCATCATCGCTCTTGCCTTGTTCTCAGGCGTCTCCTGCATTGCAGAACCAGAACGAGCCATTTCCATGACTGCGTTAATTCGCTGAGTACTGGTCATGCCAGCGTCAACTTCTTCGCGCTTGGCTTGCTGCTGAATCGCCTGCTGAACTTGATAGGCATCTGGAGAGCCAGACGGCTGATCAAGCAGTACAGCGTTGTAGTTGTTAGGAGGAAGATTCATAAGTAAAGGCCCCAGATTCCTGGGGCCACGTATCGATCAGCCTTCGGAGACGAGAACCTTGCTGCGCAGAGCATCAGGGCCAGCCTGAGAAAGCATCTGCCAAGCGGCCTGAGGATTCCGCTCGCTCAATGCGCTGAACTGAGCCCAGAAGTCATCGGGGCGGTTACCTGCCTGAACACCAGGCTGCGGCATGTCGATCTCAGGGCGCTGATAAGCGGGAGCCTGAGGAGCGGGGGCTTGCTGAGGCTGAGCAAAGCGAGTTTCGTTGGCCTGAATTTCGGCGCGGAGACGATCCTCAGCGGTCTCAGTCGGGTAAGGACCTTCGGGACCGAAGAAGTCATCGACGTATGCAGCCAACATGTCGGGGTTGGTCAGCATGACGTGGTAAGCGGCGTTGTCCTCAGCCGCTGCGTCGATCACCTGCTGGGCGGTCTCCATGCCCTGGGTCAGTTGCTCGACCTGCTGCAGAACTTCAGCGGTTTGCTGAGCCTGAGCCAAGAGAGCGTCCTCGACTACACAGGAGTAGCGATTAAGGAGAGCCGGGGCCTCCAGACCGAAGTGCTGGAGAACTTCAAGACTTTCGTCGCTGACGCTTGCGAGATACTCGTCGCTCGCGGGTTGCGTCTGCTCGCTGCTGTAGCTCGGCGCCTGTGTCGGGGAGTACGCCTGCGTTGCTTGGGGAATTGAGGTCTGCAGCCCCGATACGGAAGGTGCCGCTTGGTACTGCGCCGGAGCCGAAGCCGGCCATGCCTGCTGCTGCTGCGGGGCTGCCTGTGGGGTCGGCGTTGAGTAGGCTGCCTGCGGTTGGGAGCTCCGCGTCGCGCTCAAGCTGTCGCTCAGTCGCTCGAACGCCTGCTGCCATGGGTTGGCCTCCGGGGCCGCCGGAGCCGTCTGCTGGTAGCTGGCCTCCGGCTGCGGCGCCGAAGGAATCTGGTACGAAGGTTGGGCGCTCTGGGCCGGAGCTGATTGGTAAGCCTGCGTCGGCGCGGGCGCGCTCGATGGGATCGAGACCTGCGGGGTCGCTGGTGCCTGTTGCGTCTGAATACTGTCCTGCATAAGTCAACTCACGCTTGAGGAAATCAAGTGCGCGATAGATGTAAGGGGTTAGATCAAGCTTCGGATCCGCAAGCAGCGGTAAGTCGGGTGCCTGCGGATGCGGAACCTGACGCATGTTTTCGATAAGCGTCAGGAATGTGCCAAGACTCTGTTGAGTGGCTTGGGCCATACGGAATGGATAGCCACTGAGCATTGCGCTTCGTTCTTCGTCCGTCTTGTCAGGGAACAAATAACGGAGAGCCTCGATCGAATTAACGCCGAGTTCCTGAAGGTTTCGGACAACAATACTTGAGTTAAGTATATCCTCTGTGCCGTCCTCAAAGACGGGACCTTTCCATCTCCATTCGATTTTGCGATCGCCGTCAGGTATAAGACCGACGACACCATCAGGAAGGGCGCGAGATTGAATGGCATTGCCAATTTCAACCTCCAATGTGCCTTCGTACTCCTTAGAGATTTGCTGATGAACTTCTACGGCCTCCTCGAATGCTGCTGCGTCCGGGAAGTTCTCGCGGATAGGTGCTTGAGGCCGATCAAGACCAACCGAAGCTGCAAATGACTCTCGGAAGATCTTTTCCTCGTTGAAGATGATCAGCCCAAACAACTTGCACAAGCCATAAGTCAAAAGACCACGGCAACGACGTGTTGCTGAGGTGGCGGCGCGGCCGTAAAGGGATTTAATTTCGTAGGCCGTGGCACCAGCTGTAATACCGAGTTCGTCGACACCGCCTAGAGCAGTTCTGATTTCTTCGCGGTACTGACGGGCGTAAAGGTTCTGGTCACCTGAAACAGCGTCCGGTGTGAGGTACACAGCCCGGTCAGTGGCCTCCACATTCGCAATGATGCGAGGCACCTTCATGCCACCACCACCACCACCCGACAACGGCGAGCTGACGCGCGTCGAGGGACGGTTGGCTGCGTAGAAACCGGCCTGAGAGCTAATGGTCGGGCGCATGCCCTCTTCGTCGCCGCTGTCGACTAGGTCATGCTTCGGCCGACTGGAAACCAGGGTCGGGTTGCCGAAGAAGTGGATGTTGGTCCGGATGTTCTTGACCAGGTCGTCATGGGTGACGATCTGTTCGGCCAGCCAGTCAAACTCGCCTGTTGCGTCCATCCCCGTGGAACGCATGTTGTTGAACGCCTCAACAGCAGGGATGAAGCCAAGACTGTTGGTTAGAGAGCGGGTCTTGTTGACGGCAAAGGCCAGGCTCTGCGAACTGGCGTCAAACGAAGGCTTTTCCGAGGTGATGGTCTCTTTGATCTCGTCGCGCCTCACCCGGAGCTTGACGTAACGGTCAGAACCACCCTGCAGGCTCGAGGTAGCAGCAGGGGCGTTGATGCTGTCGCGGACAGTGAACGAATAGATCAGCTCGACTTCCTCGAGCTCACCCATGGCGTCGTAGTACGCGCGGTAGTTGTCCGCGCTGAACCACATGATCCGATAAGTGTCACGGATTGGGCGGAAATAAAAGAGCCCTTTCCCGTCAATTAGGAAGTCATCGACGATGCCTTCCAGTCGAGTATCGATCTCGTTCTCTTCTACCAATGCCGACAGGAACTGCTTCCTGAAGCCATACGAGTCCTGCGCAGGGTAAAACTCCAGACCCTGGCGCAGCATGAACAGTTTCATCTGCGAGAGATGACTGTTCACGATCATCGTGTCAGTATTTGATCCACCATCCCGCTTTCGGGCCGCTTCGAGAATGCGGCGGAAACGGTCCTGAGTTCCCTGGGTCATAGTTCTATGTTAGTTCCACTCAATGTGTGCCTTTCCTCTGCGCATAAGACCCTGTACCACGATATTCAAGGAGTCCGCGCAATCGTCATGAGGTGAGTGCCCAAAATTGACAATTTCATCAATCATGCAGCTGAAGTCTCTGTACTTATTGAATAAGATTTTCTTATGCTCAAACAACCCCATAATTCCTCTAAGTCTGGCAAGTTTGTCGCCGCGAAATCCTTTGACCGGGCTGACTGAGAGGTTGTAGAGCTGCCACTCGTTGAAAAGAATCCTTTTTAGATCTCCCTCAAAAGATTTCTGGTACGCGACGACTTCCGGCCAGATGATGACGGGAGACTGAGTCCTGAAATACTGCCCCTCATCATTCACCTCAAGCAGGTTCCATTCGACCAGCAGCTCACACAAGGCCTCGATCTTGTCGAGGTTCCCCATCGAGCGCATTCGCCTGTAGTCAATGACGTAGACCTTGTCGCCAATACGACCAGCCAGGGTGAATACGGTCCAGTCATTTCGCTCGGTCATTCCAGCCGAGAGGTCAATACCTACACCGATGGAGTCGTACTCGTCTGGGACCTCGGCTTTGACGAAAAGTTCAGGAGAAATACCTAGTTCGGTGGATCGCACCGGCTGGTTCAGGTACTGGTAGCTGAAGGCCACTCGATCATCTGCCTGGAGCTTCAGCAGGTACTTGGCCGACCACATTTCCGGCCAGTAGCTCTTAGGCCTGCCGTCGTCGTCGTAACTCAGAGCTGACTGGGTGATGCACTTCCACCCCTTCTTCTCAGTGAAGATCGTGGCGAACAGATCATCGAAGTGAAACCTGGTGCCCAGGGCAATGGCACGCGCACCCTGGAACATGGTGGGGACGATCACGTTCGTCCAGTTGGTCTCCATCTCCCGGCGTATGTCCGGGTTAGCGATACTCGCTGCGCTCTTGATCGCGTCATCAACAACGATCAGCGACGAACGTTTCGACGTAATCGTGCCTTTAAGGCCCGCACAGGCAACTGTGAAAGCATCCTCACCCCTAATATCCACCTCCGCAAAATCCCAGTCAATCGACCAGAGTTCGTCCGACGTACGCATCTTGGATAGTCGTACGCACGGAAATATCTCCTGATATTCCTTCGAGCAGATGAGGTTCTTGATCGCCGCGCTCTTGTTGCGCGCAACGTCGACGTTGTACGAGACATAAAGGATCCTGAGAAGCTTCTTAGAGAGCGCGTGGCGGCCGATAAGCCACCCCAACAACAAACCCAGCACAGTGGACTTTGCGCTTCCCCTAGGGCTCAGGAGGCACGTATTAGGGCCTGCGATATCCAGCAGGTGTTCGTTGCTTTG